CTATCCGATAGTTGTGGTCCGCGCCAGTATTTGCTCTGCTGCGGTTCTATTCGGCATCGGATCAGTGTTGTCTTGTTCTTGCGTGATGGCGTCGTCTTCTGCTCGAGGGTGCGACGCTCCCGGCATTACTGTCCCGTCGGGCATTGTGTGAGTCGCTTCGCTTTCCGCTTCGGCGTCGTCTTCTGCTGCGTACAGTGCGGCAATTTGGCGAGAGGCTTGATCTTCGTTCCGGTGGCATCCCATAAGTTCACCATCTTCGTCCTTGACTACTGCGAAGCCATTGCATGACTCGTTGTCCGACTCGATGTGGTAGGGCATGGCTTAGTCTCCGGGGACGAGGACGGAGACTGTTGGTGTTCCCGTTGCGGCGATTGCAAAGAGTGTCTCGTTGCTAGGCACTGTGATCGTAATTGGTCCGGCGGCGTTGTCAATTTTGAGGCCAGTGCTTGACGTCACTCCAGAGGGGCCGACATAGATTGTCGCTGAGGTGAGGACGTGGACGATGCACTGTCTCACGAGAGGCTCGGCAGTGATGATGCTCGTGTCGGTTGTGGCGTTGAGTTCTACTTGTGTGCTTTTCATTTTTTTAAGTCCTTTAGTATTTCGGCGAGTGCGTCGAGGTTGGGTGTGGTTGATTCTTCTCGGACTCCTGCGATTGCGGCGTTCTTGCCGTATGCGCCGAAGGTGACGAGAGAGACTTCTGCTAGGTGGGCGGCGATGCGCTCGACAACTCCGTCGGCTCGGCGTCGGTCTTTTAACGCTTGGAATCCGATGCTGAAGTCGGTGAGGGCGGAATCTCTCACCAACTCAAGGATCTCGTCCCCGCGTTGGCCTTTGCTCACTCGGAACTCACCATAGAGTCCTCGAGCGTCTTCGCGTAGAAGTGTGGCTCGGCCGATTGGGAGTTTCTGTGAGTCGTGTCCGACGAGGAGCTTGACGCGGTGTGCTTCTCTGGCGACTGCTGCGAACGCTCCACGTCTGAAGACTTCAGTGAGGGATGGGTTAATCCGTTGCTCAATGTCGTACGGGACGACGATGCCGGTGATTGTGCGGCCGTCTGAGTCTTCCCTGAGTTCTAGGTCCGAGTCGTAGGAGCGTGATTCGATGTCTTTCATTGGTCGATTCCTTCTAGTGGGTCAAGTGTTGGATCTGTGTCGTCTTCTTGTGGTTCGTCTTCGAGGTCGTAGTTGGTTTCTTGTTCGTTGCCGTTGTCTAGGCGCGGGAGGTTCTCAATGTGGCGGACTTCGTCAACGGTGAGGAATCCTGCACTGAGAGCGATCTGATGCGCTTGATAGCGGGTCAGGGTGTCGGCGCGGAGCAGTGACTCGAAGGTGAACTTGGCGTACTGGCCTCGAGGGATGAGGTCTGTCATGGCTTGCTCTATTCGCGTAGTCAGTGGGCGGAGACTTGTCTTGATGTACTCGATCGCCTGAAGTTCCGTGTTGGTGTAGGTCCGCGTTTGGTTCGGTGCTCCGACTGCTGCACCGGGTACGCCGACAATGTTCGCCGAGTCAAGGATTGACTGGTTGCGGGCTTCGACAAGTTGCGCGTCGTTAGCGTTCGCGGTTAGTTCTTGGATGTTGGTTGACGAGTTCAAGACTGCCGGAATGCGTGAGCGGCCTCCGTAGTGCTCCATCCACTTTTGCTTGAGGAGATCTGCTTCTTCTTGTGTGAGGTCGGGGTTGTCTGACTTGATTGCATACGACGGCATCGCTCCGCCGTCAAAGTATCGAGCGGCGTATTCCATAACGGCGATGGCCGCGCCGATTCCCTGTCGTTGTGCTGCGATAATGCCTACGCCAATATGATCTCCCGGCATTGAGAATCCTTTGATGTGGAGAACGTCTTCGCCAACCACATAGACCTTCTGCTCGATCTCGCAATACTTGACGCCTTCGCGCACATAGATCCGAGCGCGGTTCGGGTCGACGGGGACGATGTAGTCCGGATAGCCGTTGAAGCCTCTCGGTCCGAGGAGTGCGATGTAGTTGCCGTGAAGGATCAGAGACGCGGCCATTGCCGAGTATGTTTCCATCGGCGTCTCGAGCGGATTCGGCCGTTCAAGGATTCTCGGTGTTGGTTGAATCTTGACATTGCCTCGATACGCGCACAGAGGCAACGAGCCGACATCGTCTGAGATCATCGTTGTCGCTCTCCAGATTGCCGGGACTGAGAGCGTTGTCTCGGTGTCTACGGGGACGCCTGCGTAGGAGTCTTGAAGGATGCGTGAGATGCGGCCTTGATTGTCGACGTATGCGCCGCGCTTGTTGAGGGACGGTTGAAGGAGACGGTTGAGCATCTAGGTTCTTTCTGCTGCGATTCCGAACGCAATGAGGGATAGACCGGCAAAGGCCAGGCCGAGCGGGATTGCGATGAGGAGGAGGCTCATGATTATCAGAGTAGTCCCTACCGCTTGAACTATGAGAGGTTTGTTCATCTAGAAGATGGTACTCCTTCTGGACTCGGGTGCTCGGCGATTCGTTGCGTGATAGTAGGCGAGAGTCGCGGCGAATAGTGGACTGATGTCAACGTCGACATCTGTACGCATCCACAACCATCCGCTCGCAACTTGTTTCTTCTTGGCGGTTCGTAGAGCTGCTTCTAGGTGTTGATCTGGACGAATGCGGATGTTGCCTTCAAGTATGGCGTCGTAGAACGATCCGACGGCGGCGGTCATGTCTCTCAGTGCGTACCGCACAACGGGGACTCCTCCTGCTTCTAGACGGTCGACGAGCGAGTTCGCCGGTGAGTATCCGTCCACGACTAGCGGTGCTCGGTGCTTGCGGTAGAGGTCGAGTGCTCGGTCGACGATCCATGTCACTCCGTCTCGGGCGTCGATTAGTTCGACACGTCCAGTCTCATCGGCGACACAGATAGCACCGGAGGATCTGTCAAGTGCGACGTCTATGCCGAAGCAGATGCGTCCGCTCGGTGCGGTTGCCGGGTCGAGGCATGGCACGAGGTAGCGGTCGGGGATCATGGCGTTCTCGATTGCCATCCACTGACAGAGGTATTCCTGTCGGAATGTGTTCTCCTTGCCGTCTGCTAGTGCGGTCTCGAAGCGTTGCTTGATTGCCTTCTCGGTCTGCGTGTACCCGAGACTCGGGATGGTCTTGGCCCATACTTCAGGGTCGGTCCAGTCTGAGTCGTCGGGTGCGCTCCAGTCGAAGAACGCTCGGGAGGATTGTGTCTTGTCGGAAACTAGGCGACGGCCATCTTCTACCTTCTTGCGAAAGTAGACCGAGGCTGCGTCACCGGCGACGGAAAGGATCCATAGTTGAGAATCTTTGCGTGTCACCATTGCCGGCGAATAGGCGGCCTCTCGTGAATCGTCGAAGTCGAAGCGGGCTTCGTCAATGATTGCTAGGTCAAGTGTTCGGCCGTGTGCTGCGGATGCGGTCTTTGCGAATGTGTCAATGCGTGACGAGTTGCGAAAGACTATGGACTCGGCTCCGTTGCCGAGGTAGATACGGCGGAGGGCGGTCTTGATCGGGGACGCCTCGATGACTGGCGCGTAGTCGACGAGCATCTTCGCGCGTGAAGACTTGAGGTCTTGAGCGTTGTAGGCGATGGACTGGCGACCTCCCCATAGCAGAGCACGATGCACCATGAGAGCCAAGACGAGCGAAGACTTCCCCGACTGGCGAGGGACTTGGACGGTGACTTGTGAATAGATCGGAGTTCCTTCGGCGTCCACCTCGAGAGCAGTATCGACCACTAAACGTTGCCACGGCATGAGCGGCATACCGAGAGCCTCGGCTATTTTCGCAACTTCATCTCCTCGAGTTCGGTTTTTTGGGTTCCGCTTCGTGGCGTACCTCGGCTTGCAAACTACGCAAGAGCTCGTCGAACGGGTCTGAGTTGGCATTGCTTTCCTCTCTGAGTGCTTTCTCGGCTGATCTGTATTCTCTCCACAGAATCGCCGAATCGGTCTCGATGTCTACGGTGTCGGCCAACAGTCGAGCAATCTCAACTCGTGCGGCGTCCAGTGGGCCAAGTCTCCCGGTCTTCGTGAGTTCGTCAATAGTGACCTCAAGAGCGGTCCGGACGCGTCCGTAAATTGGGGCGGGTTTTTTTCTAGGAGCCATACATTGTCACCGATTCCGACAGATTCGGCCAGATACGACCGGACTCGACTCGTCGGTCCACGGTCTACGGTTCGTGGTTCGGGGAGAGAAACAC